GGCCATTTTTTTCTCCTTATCTTAATGTCCTCACGTAAGCTCCTTACGTGTTAATACATATGTATTTAGCATACACCCTAAAAAATGGTGGATAATGCAAAAAAAAGGAGGTAAAAGTTACTTATTTTGCTGTTTGGCTTTGTTATGTATGGTTCTCAGCATGCCAACATAGGCAGGTCCTGCGGCTACAATATCATTCAACATCTTTACTGCTGGTGCGTATGCTTGGACAACATTGCTAGGAACGGCAGTGCCTCTACCCACCATTTCCACAAATTTTCTAGCAAGAAATAGATTTTCAGATCCAACAATAGACTTGTACCATAACAAGTCTTTACTATCAATTGTCATATCAGGAGTTGATAAAGTGGGTTCGTTATCGCGAACAGTATTAGTTTCAAGATCTCTTATTGCGGCAAGTTTTTCTAAATCATCAATAATATCGCTTGAACGTAGTTTTGCCCTACAAGCAAACAATAATTTTGTAACAAATTTCTTTTTATCTAGATTGCTTATACCCTGCCATGTTCCTAATGATCTACGGATGCTTTTGTAATCGCTGTTTACTATTCCTAATTCATTTTCAAGTCTTACAAACAATTGAGCAGTGTTTTGTGGTTCTTGTCCGTAGCTTAATTTAGTTATGAATCCGTTAAGTTGCATAGTAGGAAGAGTTACTGTTTTGCGTTTGCGTTTAGCGGCACTTGGGTCTTTGAGTTTTTTAAGAGCATTGTCATCGCCTGTTACGTAATAGATAAAATTATATAAATCTGTGCCATTACTTCTAAAATATCTATAGCTGTCATGCCCACTTGTCTTTTTGGCATAAGCCCTAACTATATTACTAAACGTAGGATATTTTCTTAACATTTCTAGCACAAGCATCGTAAGATATAATCTTTCACAACAGTCTGTATAGGTCAATACTCTAGCATTGCTAGAATCTCTAGTCATCCTTGCTTCATTAATATCTTTGATGAATTCCATCATGTTACATATATTTTGCCATAAACACCGAACCGATTTGTTTGTAGTCTTTACTGTCTACAAAATCGTGTAAGTGTTTTGCCATTTGTAAATCCTTTGTAAATCTCAACTTCAGTTGTGGCTTAATTTGATCGGATCTTAAAAGATTACGAAGTTCTGTAGCCTGCTGTGCATTTACTTCTATTTTTTCACCATCATCTGTTGTAACATGTGTTACAGGATCATCTCCGGTTCTTGTGTCTAGTATTTTGCCAAATTGATCAAACATTGAATCATTGTCAAAACTTTTACCCATATCCCTTTCATCATCATCCATTTCTTTGCCATAATCCTTCATGTCAAAGTCATCAAATGTGCCTTCTTTTACTATGTCTTTGATACGCATATTATCTCTCCACTGCTCTGTTGGCCTTAGAGAAATATTCTCTAGGCACTAGTTTCATGTCACCTTCTGGATGTGCTAATACATAGCCTTCTCCACCTTCACCGTGACCTTCTATTGATTGTTTAACATCACTATCGTGTGCATCAAACTGACGAATTATATCGTCTTTTACTTGCATAAGTTTAGTATGCAAATCCCATAAAGCGTTGTATCCAACTTTGTGTGTTTCAATATACTCTGCTATTCTTTTTTTCTTTACTTCGCTTATACCAGCCTTGCCTTTTAACCATTGAAGGAAGTCTTCTCCCATTCCTGTCATACCAGTATCGACTTTGCTGTTTGTATAAGCATATAATATCTTACCGAAGTCTGTCATTTTAAGTTCTGCTAACCTAGGTTTGTTTAGTAAATCATCTATTGCTGTTTTATTTTTTGAGATAGATTGTTTTAATTCTAGTATTGCTTTATTATCTATCTTTGCAGTTTTTTGTACTGTAACTGGTGGCACTGCAAATACATCTTTACCTTCAAAAGATTCAAACGTGCCTTGTGGTAACGCAGATTCTTTACCTTGCTCATCCATTAACCTATGTATGACAACACCAGTACGGCTTTCTCCTATACGTTTACCCATATCGCTTTTTGCATCCACAGAATAAGTAACAATCTGTGGTTTAAAAACATATTTGCCATCCTTTATAGGTGGTGTGCTAAAATATAAAAGATCCCCTTTGTAGTAACCTCTAAAATCTTTTGGTATTGCATTATCAAACATTGGCATTATGCTTGCCATGTTAGTGCCTAATTGTTTGTATCCTTCTGGATCGTTACGTGCGCCGGGGCGGGCCATAAACATTTTTTGTACATCATTTCTTGTTGTTGTTTTTCCATCATATCCTTTTGCGGTAAATCCTGATTTGTCTGTGAGTACGATTCTTCCATTCTCATTGCGTCCAAAAATGATGGCGGGAGATCCGTCCCATTTAAGCGTGACATCTTCAACTCCTTTTTCTAATTTTTCAAGGCTATTCAAAACTCTGACAGCACCAGCACTACCGTCATAGAATAAAAAATCTTCTGCATGTTGTATTCTTGCATCTTCTGTCAACTGCTTACGTTGAATGTTTCTAAATTCTACAAATCTCATAGCATTCTCGTACTGTTTAATAACATTCCACTAAGTTCTTTGATCCTACTTAGATGCTTATCTTCTAATGTTTGATAACTTTCTGGCAAACCTTTGCCTTGTTTTTGCATAGTCTCTAACCAAGGAGCAATTAATTCATCAAAGTTTGGATCATTTCTTAAAAAATCAATCATGCTTTCTACAGTATAAGTATCCTTTTCAGTTGCGCCTGGTCCTAATAGAATAGGAGCAATTTCACCCCAATCGTTGGCTACCACTGCATCTTCGTTATTAGGATCTACTACACCTTTGGTTGGACTAAATTTGAAACCTCTACCACGTGCAAGACTTGAAAGAAGAATAGCTCTATCTGCTCCTGTGTAATTTTCTGTGCCTCCACGCTTGGCACCTTTCTGTAACTTTGGATTGTCAGTCAACATAAAATCAGTTTGCACAAAACCATTATCAGGATTACCTCTGATAGGTGTCCTAAAATGAATCTGTAATCCTGCGTTTGCAACCCATCCTTGTGTAAAAGTTCTACCTTTATTCATTATTTCTAGATCTGGAATGCCTTGTTTTTTACACCAAGCAACTAATTTATTAATTATTTCTTCTTTGGAAATTTTTGATGTATCAGTATTGAGATCTAAATCACCTGACGAATTTTTCTCAAATGAGCCGTCGGGATCTTCTTTTTGTCCTGTAGTGCCAAGCATATCATCGTCAATAAAATCAAATCCAAATGTTTGATTTATCCAATCCACAGTAGGACGTACATCAGTCGTTGCTATTCTTTGTGTTATAGCACCTTCGTCATTTTTGAAAACATTGCCACCTTCTTTAAGAATCATTTTTACTCTCAATAATTTTTGTTATAGCACGTTTGAATTTACGTGGATCACCAGTTCTTATGCTGTTAAGAAATCTACGTTCTAGCTCCGAAGCTGTAGCAACATCATAATTTTTATTAATAGTATTCAAAAGATTGATACTACTTTCAATAATATTGTTTGCAGTAGTTTCTATCAGCAGATCACTTTGAGATGTAGTGCCTATATTTGAAAGTTCTTGTAGTATACTTCTAGTGCGTTTCTTCATTGTACAACTCCGTACTTGTATTTAGTGTAAAATAAATAAGTGTGTATACAACAAGGAGGGTGCTATGTCTATAGCTAATATGAATTTCAAAGAAAGATCCTTACTTTTTGCCAAACTTGCTAAGATTGCTTATTATACAGAAAAAAAAGCAACAAGTCAAGCAAAAAAATTAGGTTTTACTACAACAGAATTTTACAATAGGGACGGTGCACAAGCATATAGATTTATGAACACTAAAGATATTGTTATTGCATGCCGTGGAACTGAACCAACTGAATGGAACGACATAGCCGCAGACCTCAAAGCCATACCAGTAATGGCTGAAACTGTAAGTAGAGTTCACAAAGGATTTAAAGAAGAAGTTGACGAATTATGGCCTATGGTATTAGAAGATCTACAAAGAAAAGCAAATCAAAAGAAGACTATTTGGTTTTGTGGACATAGTTTGGGTGCCGCAATGGCAACAATAATGGCAAGTCGTTGCCATCTTTATCCGGATATTAAACCTGTTGAAGAACTTTATACGTATGGATCACCTAGAGTAGGATGGCCTGGTTATGTAAGATCTTTGTCTGTAGATCATCATCGTTGGCGAAACAACAATGATATAGTAACTAAAGTACCACTGTGGATAATGGGCTATAGACATCATGGAAAGTTACATTATTTAACAAGTGATTGTAAAATAGGAAAGCCTGGTTTTAAAGATTGGTGCAAAGGAATGTGGGATGGAATCAAAAATAAAAAGTTTGATTCCATTGGCGATCATGATATCACAGCCTATTATAATCAAATAGAAAAAGCACTCTAATTGGCTCTGGGGGAAGGACTCGAACCTCCACGCTAAATATATTGCAGTACATTTGGCACACGATTAACAGTCGTGCGTGTCTACCTATTCCACCACCCCAGATTATATTTTTACTTCTTGTCCAATGCGGCAATCATTCTGGTCATACCAATGCCTCCGCCTACTCTTGGGAAAAAGTCAAACTCTAAAAACTTTTCTAGTTCTGCT